TGGCTAAAATTGATAAACAACTTATATCTATCAATAACAACTTATTAAGTGAACTTGTACAACAAATAAGAAGATCTAAACAAACAAGTTTAGTTTCAAGTACAGGGACAACAAACAACATCATTATAAATTCATCCATTCAATCAAACGTCAAATTTACATCTATACAACCCATATTCTGCGACTCTAGTATTCGTGCGGCAGAATCACCTTATAATACTTGGGAAGGTGTGGAAGGATTTACTACAGGAATTACTTATGCAAATTTCTCAGCAATATTGAAAACAAAAACAACCGATCCTAGATTAAGGGCTATGGTTTTCTTTACAGCTTATTTGAACGGTCACGATGACAATCAGTTCATCACTTTCAACTACGATTTGGGTGGTACTCCATTGGGTGGATACTCGATTCCAAATATAAATTATGGTGGATTGAACACCTATATGCAACCTTTATACACTTGCAAACAATATCCTAGCGGAGGAAGAGTACCGTTCGCGACATTCCAAAACTTTGAAAAATCAATAGATTTTATACTAAATTTATATTTTACTAGTTCTAGTAATAATTTATTGATCCCAAATGCTGATATAGGATACAACAATGTTTGGCAAACAATTGGAGATTACAGTGAAAATATGAATAAACTATGGGCATACTATTGGCCAAGAAAAAGGTTTCAAACTATTCAAGATTTCAACAATTGGAAAACTACTAACCTCAATTCTGGAACTAATTTTGCTACAATAGGTAGAGAAGTTTATGAAAAACTCAGACAATTCAAATTGATTTAATTCAAAGTCCTTATATTTATATTAAAAAAAAATATGGAACTACAAAATATTTTAGATAATTATTTGGGAAAACGAACACGTTATACCCAAAAACAAGTTGGAAATGGTTTCAGTGAAGTTTGTGATTTGGACACTGGTGACTGCTATACTGTCAGAGAAAGAGATGGCCTAATTGAAAGAGTAGATAATACAATGAGAACAAACAAAAAAATTCAAGTTGAAACCTCTCACGGAATAAAACAATTATTAAACGGATAAATTATGTCTATCGATAAAAGAATAATTCAAGAAGTCAAACGTCACCACTCGATTTTTAAATATGTGACTGAACAAGATGTTGCGGCAACCGTACCAGCAGCACCAGTTGACCCCAATGTGGGTGGAGAAGCCCTACTACCAGGTGGAACTACAGATCCTACATTACCTCAAGAACCAGCAACACCAGAGGTTATAGATGTAACACAAGATGATGAAGTTGAAAAGATCGGCCCTGAAGGTGTAAGTATGGAAACTGAATCAGGTTCAGAAGAACTGGATATAACAGATCTCGTTAATACCCAAAAAGACATACAAAGTAAACAAGATGATTATTTTCAGAAAATGTTCAAACAACTTGATACATTACAGAGTAAAGTTGGAGAAATGGACCAGTTGATTGATAAAATCAACTCTCTAGAAATGAAAGTAGAAAAATATAGACCTAAAACAGCACAAGAAAAACTTGAACTTAGGAGCTTGGATTCAGGACCATTCAACCAAAAACTTACAGATTTTTTTGACGAAAAAGAAGAAGATCTTGAAAAGTCAGGAAAAAATGAGTATGTTTTAACTTCGGACGAAGTAGAAAACATTGTACCATCAGAAGTAAAGAAAAGTTTCGATATTACTTTACCAAATCCACCACCCAACTTCAGATCCTATTATTGATTTTTCAGGAAACTTTATTATATTAAAAGGGTCACTAAGACCCTTTTTTTATTTTCTATTTTTAACCAATTTAAATTTCTACAAACATTATGATGAGTTCACTAGACGCCGTTCTGGCACAGTACGAGAAAAACCAATCAGGAGATGGTTTATCTCAAGAGGAAAAAATGAAGAAATACTTCGCTTGTATCCTCCCACAAAATTCCTCCACAGGACAAAAAAGAGTTAGGATTCTTCCTACAAAAGATGGATCTTCACCATTCAAAGAAGTCTACTACCACGAATTACAAGTTGGTGGTAAATGGGTAAAACTCTACGATCCGGGTAAAAACGACAATGAAAGATCTCCGTTGAATGAACTCTATGAAGAGTTGAGAGCTACAGGTAAAGATTCTGATAAAGAGTTGGCTAAACAATATAATTCTAGAAAATTTTATATTGTCAAAGTTATCGATCGTGATGCTGAAGAAGAAGGTGTAAAATTCTGGAGGTTCAAACATAACTACAAAAACGATGGAATCCTTGACAAAATTATTCCAATCTGGAGACAGAAAGGTGACATTACTGACTCAACAAAAGGACGTGACTTGATTATCGAATTGAGAAAAGAAAAATCTAATACTGGTAAAGAGTACACAGCAATCCAAACTATTATGCACGATGACCCAAGTCCATTACATAGTGACCCTAATGTTCAAGAAGATTGGTTGAAGGATGAATTGACTTGGAGTGATGTATACTCAAAAAAACCAATTGAGTATCTTGAGGCAATCTCTCGAGGCGAAACCCCAAAATGGGATTCAAATACCAATAAGTATGTTTTTGGTGATTCGACTGAAGCTGAAACTTCTATGGGTGGTGCACAATCATACCAAGATCCTCAAGCTAATGCTGAACCAGACGAAGATCTACCTTTCTAATTGAAAACATATGACTAAGGTATACATTGCATCAGACCACGCAGGAGTTGATTTGAAATCACTACTGAAAAATAGAGTAGAATCGAATGGTTTAGCTGTCGAGGATCTGGGACCAGACACCTATGAAGCGGTCGATTACCCAGACTATGCTCACAAAGTAGCGAAAAAAATTTCTAATGAACCTGATACTATTGGTGTTCTTCTGTGTGGATCTGGCAATGGTGTATCAATCACATCCAACAAATGGAAAAACGTAAGAGCTGCAATTTGTTGGAACTCGGAGATAGCAACCTTGGCAAGGTTACACAATAATGCAAACATATTGTGTATACCTTCCAGGTTCGTCTCTGTAGAAGATGCGATAGACATCTTGGATTATTTCTTAGAAACCAAGTTCGAAGGAGGAAGACACGAACGTCGGGTTAACAAAATTCATATTCCAACAAATTTAATTTAACTTTATGGCAATCAAGAAAAAAGATTTCTCAGATATTAAGAAAAAATTTTCAACTTCAGCTAAATACAAACAACAAGAATATTTCGATTTAGGTCGTGAGTTTTTAGACGCCGTTGGTCTACCTGGTCCAGCAATTGGACACATTAATATGCTTTTGGGTCACTCTGATACTGGTAAAACGACAGCTTTGATTAAATCGGCAATCGATGCTCAGAGGAGAAACGTACTTCCAGTTTTTATTATTACTGAACAAAAGTGGGACTTCGGTCACGCAAAAATGATGGGATTTGAATGTGAAGAAGTTGTGGACGAAACGACAGGTGAAATCGATTGGGAAGGATTCTTCCTTTTCAATAACAACTTTCAATATATTGAACAAATTACCGATTATATTAATGAAATAATCGACGCACAAGAAAAGGGTGAGATCGATTATGACTTGGTTTTTCTTTGGGATAGTGTTGGATCAGTGCCTTGTAAAATGACCTTTGATGGTAAAGGTGGAAAACAACATAACGCCTCTGTTCTTTCAGATAAGATTGGTATGGGTATCAATCAAAGAATTTCAGGGTCAAGGAAAGCTGAATCAAAATTTCAAAACACTTTAATCATTGTTGCTCAACCTTGGGTAGAACTTCCAGACAATCCATTTGGTCAACCCAAAATTAAAAGTAAAGGTGGTGAATCAATTTGGTTAAATTCTTCGATCGTATTTTTGTTTGGGAATCAAAAAGGTGCTGGTACTACCAAAATTACGGCCACGAAAGACAAACGGACGGTCAAGTTTGCATCAAGAACCAAAATTTCAGTCTTGAAAAACCATATCAATGGATTGGGTTATGAAGATGGAAAGATTATTGTAACACCTCATGGATTTATCTCGGGAAAAGATGCGGCAGAAGAAAAAGCATCGGTTGAGAAATACAAAAAAGAATATGCTGATTATTGGAAAGAAATTCTTGGTCTAGATGGTGATTTTACACTCAAGGAGGAAACAGAAGTTGAACATGAACAAGAGTGAAAACATTATTAATCGATGGAGATAATTTATTCAATCTCGGATTCTATGGTGTCAGAGAATTTTTTGTCGATGGAAATCACATTGGAGGACTTTTCCACTTCATCAACGCAATCCGAAAACAACTGGACGAACACGATTACGACAAAGTCTTTGTGGTCTGGGATGGTGAACATAACTCACAACGACGTAGAGAATTATACCCAGACTACAAGTTGAACCGTAAGGAGCGACTCAATGAGTTTCAAAAGGAATCATTCAACATTCAAAGAAACAAAGTTCAAAATTATTTAGAAGAATTTTTTATTCGACAACTTCGGGTTTCATACAAT